ATGTGCCTGCGGTTCCGTATCCTGCTGCGTATCTAATATCTCCTGCTCTTGGTTTTTCTGGTGCGACATAAGTTGGCTCTAGTCTGAATGTATCTAGGTTGAAAATAATATCCCCTAATCTATTTAGTTCGCTAAACAAATAGTCAGGGAGTTGTTGAGGATCTACAGGAGCTGGATTAGGTGACCACCTGTTGACACTCTTTACATTTTTTGATGGGGCGTTAGCCATTAGTTGTCTATCGTATACCTTCTCATAGCACCGTTAGGAAGATAGTTCTCTTCTGGGTGAGGGGCTGAAGAAATATTGCCTAATAAACCAATCCCCTGAAACGGATCATCAAAAGTTATATCAGGATACTTGGCAGGCATATTAGTATTAGCAAGCAACCCAGGAATTTGAGGTGCGTTTATTCTCTGAGCTGGATTTTGAAGTTCTGGGTGGCTATGGTCTGGAGCGTCATATTGACTAAATCCTCCCCCACTTGCTATACCTACTACATTAGGTTGGTACGAGCCTACCCCTTTATATCCTTGCATAGGGTCTTTTTGTACTTGTCCCAGTACAGATTTAGGCGTTCCTGCCATTAGTAAGACCTCCCCCCTCGTTTTCCTTGGGGCTTCACCTCAAAGGCCAAGCTATGTAGCTTCCAATCCATATCAGTGGTGGACTCAAACCTAACCCCAAAATACTTTCCGGTAGCCCTACAGGAAACTTTTGATTGTGTATCTGGATTAAAATCTATCCCATCGCCCCAATCTATAGCACCCTCTGTAGACATTTGAGAACCTACATATACCTTCATAGGGTAGGCTCCAGAGGCTTCCATTTCAGGATATACAGCACTTACAAACTTAACGGATTGAGGATCGCCTAAGTCATAACCAGACCTTTCCACATAAGAGGTCATATTAGAAGACCCATTTTTGTTTCCACTATTGTCTCTATACAACTTTCTATTGCTTACGTCAGCAAACACTAAATTTTCTAGGTGTGTATCATAAGCAGAACTACCCCAAGCAGAAGGATCTCCCTCCCAAGCTCCTGTAGTAGCAGTCCATGATTGACCAGAAGGGAAGAGGGCCATAATTCCAGAGGATATATGCGAGGTAGTTGGTAAGTCCCTAAAAGAAAAAGTACCAGTTCTCCAGTTCCATATCACAGCTTTATTAACTACTGTAGAGTTGTCTGATGGATAACAGGCTAACATTTCATTGTGTAGATGATCTGCGACAACAAAGCACTTCTTCCAGCTTGGGTTGCTTGTATCACCAGCATTGATAACATCAAATACAGCCCTTCTAAGTTTATCTGGTAGTAAGGGTTTTATAGATTGACCATCATTAAGATAAAAATCTGAGTTCCCCATAAAGAAGTGGCCGCCTTCGAACTCAGCCACAGCATTCTTAGTGAGGCAGCCTATAGTTGGCGTAAGCAACTTAAATGAGAATATGTAGGGAGTGCCCACATAGTTCATAATATAGATACTGTCATTCTTATATATAATAAATGAATCTCCAAGAGGAAGCCCATCTACTATCTCCCCTGGCGTATCTGCTAATTCATACTCACCAGCATCGAGGGTTGCATCCGTTTCATCCCATGTGGAGGGAGCAACGTAGAAGGATGACTCTGTAGACCACTTTACAAGTCTAGGTTCTGGGTTAGTTCTATCCCAATTCAAACCCACTAGAAAGGTTCTGAATGACCTTATAACACTACACTTCTCTAGGGTGGAGGGCCAGTTACTTAGCTCCATCATTGCATGGGCTTTATTGGGTATGCCGCTGCTAAGGGGCCACATCTGAGGGGTATCATACCCATTAGTAGCAACAACTATCCCATTATGTTTGGTCGCCGTCCACTTTCTCGATGTCGTATTCGCATCGTAATCTTGGTCTGTAGTGGTCGTTGTTAATGTAGGGGTAACAACAGCCTCGTCTGGATGGGCGTATAGAGTAACTGCTGGGGAGGTCAGGGTTATAACACCCGTACTTGTGTCCCTAGCAGAGTAGTTAAAGGTTTCATACCTATTGGTACTTGCATCAGCCGTTATATCTGTGCCAATTTTGAGGCTTCCTGTAGCGGGTAAAGCTGTTAAAGCTGCTCCTGCATCTACGGTTATAGTGGCATCGCTTGCTGATACAGCCCCATTTAGAGCTAGGGTTGTTTGTCTGGTTATATCAGTCCAGTTAGTATTATCCCATACAGCTATATCGTCCTCTCCAAAGGCAAGCCAATAGTAGGTTCCGCCAGCATCCTCGTAGGGGAGTATGTAATAAGGATCGAATGGACAGGTTGCCATGACCTCCGTATAACCACGACATTTCTTTACGCCATTATTGAGGAATCTTATATTGCTTCCGTTAGACCAAGCGTTCTCAGGAAGATTATACGGGGGTATATCTTTTATTATTCCTGCACTTCCAAGGTCGTTGATTGGAACTAGGGGCATTTAGCTATCTCTTACACAAGTTGCAGAGGCTGCATCCCAATGATAGCCCACGTTATTCTCGCAAGCTGCTACCTTAGCATCCAACACAGCCTGCTCCCATTGTGGTACTAGGTACTCATAGGGAGATAAACTGGTTATATTATCTATTCTCGTTGGTATAGATTGACCGCCGACAACTTCCCTGTATTCAACAGTCCCATTCTCCCCATACCATTGGACAGCATTTATATCTGATCCAATATCATAAGAAAAGAATCCTGCAACCCCATCAACAATCATAGAGCCGTCATCCGGTATAATAGATATTCTACTCATAGTATCCTCTTAGGTCTTCATTATGTATGCTAGTGCGTAGTACGGAGGTAAACTACCAGTATGAGAGTGTCCTGTTCCACCACCAGTAGAACTTACAGTTATTGAACCAGCAGCATGGTCGGCATAGTCATTAGTTATCCCTGTCCCATTTTGAGCAGTAAACCCCCTACCCGTAAAGCTATGAGTATGTGCTGGCATCTGAGCAGTTGTTAGCGTATGCGATCCAGTAGCGCTTAACGCAGCATTATCACCAACATCATAGGTTCCACCAGAATCCGCATCTGCATGGATTACGAACTTGCCTGTTAGGTTCGGCGTACTATTGTTCCCGTCACATATTACCCACCCAGTAGGTACTGCGCTTACAGCCCCTGACCACATGATAATACCGCCAGAGGGTATAACGCCAGCAGGAGTGCCAGACGGGGTAGCCCAATCTAGGTTGCCTCCGCCATCTGTTTTTAAGTATTGGTCAGGAGAGCCGTCTGCTGTAGGAGGTATCCATCCGACCGTATTAGACCCTAAGATCTTGAAGTCCGTTACTGGGGAAGCCCCTAGAGTTACCCAAGCCGCATCAGCTTCATTCCTAACTTTTAGTACATTTAAGGTGGTATCAAACCAAATTTGCCCTGCTGATGTAGAAGTAGGAGCAGAACCCCCTGTATGAATCCCGTTCATAGCAGCATTGGCATTGGGGAATGTTCCCTGCAATACTGACTTTATAAGTCTAAGATGGTCATCTCCCTCTGAGATAGAATCTGAACCTGGGGGGTAGGCCGGGACTAACCCGCTGATGTATGATGCACTTTCTACTGTCATAATTTATACCTTTGGAAATTGTGCCTTAACTGATGCTATGTGATCTTTCCATGTCGTTGTGTCGTTGACGCTATCCCAGTATTGCATATCTAGTTGGTCACCAGTGGATGCGTATGCTGTTGCTCTGTTACGGGAGTATTCTTGAGAATCGTATTCCGCTTGCCACTCTGCGTGGGCAGTTTCTATCTCTGCATTAGATGGTTGTGGTGACGAACTGCTCCAATCAGAGATATAGGTAACCCCATCACCATCATCTCGCAGAGTAAAATCAACCTCTAAAACAAAACCAAGCCTCTCTAATCCCTGTAAAGTAACCATCAGGTTGCCCCCAACTTCATAAATAATATGGCGGTTCTATTTTTAGTAGATTCACCAGAAACAACAATTGCCTGCGGAGAAAATGCTGTGAACTTAACCTTGCGTTGAGCGGTATCCGTCACATCAAAAATAAAGGATGAAGATGTACCCCCATAAGCACTATCCCCACTCCATTCAGCAAATTGATTTTGATACGCAACTATGTCGTAAGATGAGTCATCTAGTGTTCTATATATTCTTCCCGCAGCGTATCTAGTTGCCCCGTTATAACCAAACTCAAAATAATAAGTTATCAACCAGAATCCAGTAGATGGGAAAGTAAAGATTCCAGACGATTCGGTCATTGCACTACCAACTCTACCAGCACCAGATGTATCATCTTCTTCCCAGTTAGTCATAAGTGTGTCAACTCCTGCACTAATCGTATGACTGCTATTTAATCGCCAGATACTTACATCCGATAAACCACCACTTATAGCCGACCAAGCATTATCCCCTCTTAGATAGGTAGTTGCTGAGGCTGTTCCAGTTGCACTAAGCATCGCTATATCAACAGCATCATTAGCAATAGTAAGAGCCGTAGCACCAGTAACATCTCCGGTATGTGTAGCGTTTGTTACTTTAGCGGTGTTGGCTGCAATCTCAGTATTAATAGAGTTTGCTAGTTTATCCGCAGTAACGGCATCATCCTGAATCTTAGCGGTAGACACAGAGTCATCAGAGGGTTCCCCAAAGTCAACAACGTCACCAAGAAACTGTACTGTTACATTGTCTGTACCTGATGGGGTTGTTGCTGTGGTCGTCAGGGTTACACCGCTTACACTGTATGCGTCCACTGGGGTCTGGCGCACACCGTCTATGAATAGAAGTACCGTTGCGGTCGTAGAGGGTTTGGACAGGGTAAAGGATGTACCACCGCCATCGAATGACTGTACTCCGTATGCCCCTGTGTCGGGTGGCTCGTTTCCGATGTAACTCATATTATGACCATCCTAGTGAGACTGCTTGTATTCTTGTTGTTTTGCTGACACTTTGGTTAAGCGTCTTTATTCTATATGCCATGTTGTAGGGCGCGGTTATGGTACTGCTGATTGTTACATCATGGGATGTCGCTATGTTATGCGCGCCTGTGCTGCCCTCAGAACCTAATGCTAACGCTGTCCAAGTGCTGCCACCGTCTGCGCTTATTTCTGCGGTAAGATCAGTATCTAGCGTAGTTGTTCCTGCGCCATTGGTATAAGTAAGAACAATGTCTCCTTTAGTGGGCGCGGCTTGTGCGGCTGTAGTAGTAGATACAAGAGTCATGTTTGCTCCCTCAGCCGCTGCGGTATCTGTTGTTATAGTTCCACCAGTTGCAGTTCCAACATCAGGTCTGCGAATAACAACAATACCTGATCCGCCATCCCCTCCTCTATATGCTGGGTCTTGTGAGTTTCCCGCACCTCCACCACCACCACCTAAGTTGGCAGTGGCAGCCCCTACATTCGCATTAGTGGTTCCAGCATGACCGCCACCAGCACCCCCTGCACCCGCAAATCCTCCACCATATTTACCACCACCCCCGCCTCCAGCATAGGTAACGTTAGTACCATTTTCTATAATATCATTTGCTAATCCATCTCCGCCATCACCACCCTTGCCAGACACACCGTCTGTTCCAGCCTCGCCAACTTCACTTGCGCCACCTCCACCGCCAGCACCACCCTGTGCAGAACTATCAGTTGCTGTTCCGCCAGCGCCACCAGCATAACCCTCTACTGGAGAAAATGAACCCTCATTGCCTGCGCCTCCGGCACCAGATGGGCCACCGCCTCCACCAGAACCACCAATTTTTCCCGCACCCCCGTTGTCTCCACCACCACCACCACCAGTTGCGGTAATAGTGCTGAACACAGAATCATCTCCATCGTTACCTTGAAGAGAACCTGTAGTTCCATCTCCGCCGTCACCAACTGTTATAGAATAACTTGTAGCAGTTACAGCAAATCCGGTAGCGGTGCGATAGCCTCCGGCACCGCCGCCCGCTCCGTAACGATAGCCGCCACCTACTTGACCAGTTGATCCCGCTCCACC